CTAAAAGAAAAGGAAAGAGAGATTCGTTCTCTTAAGCCGCCAATTCGTGGGTACGCGGATCTAATTCTTGAGGTTAATGGTAGAGAGATTGTTGGTGAGATTAAAACAATCAAGGACCAATATTTTATTGTTAGGAAACAAGAAGGTCAACCATCCCCAAGTCATCTCCTTCAGGTTCTTATATATATGCAAGTAGAAGGTATTGACGAAGGATTTCTTTTATATGAAAATAAAAACGATAATGAACTTCTTGCCATACCTGTCATAATGTCTGAAAAGAATAAAGAATATATTGAATATGTTTTTGATTGGATGAATAATGTTTATGAAGTATGGAAAAGCAGAGAACTTCCAAAGCGTGGATACACTAAATCAACTTGGCAATGTAGAGGATGCCCAGTTCTAGAATCTTGTAATTTGCTAGATCCAAAAGGTGATCTTAAAATAGATAATCTAAAAGTCGGTGTGGATGACTGAGTTTGGATTTAAAGTATGTGGTTTTTGTGGCACAGAGTTTGAAACTAGAAAAAAGAATCAAAAATATTGTGACAGTATGTGTTGTCGCGGTGCAACTAATAAAAGAATTATGCAAAGATATTATGAAAACAAAGCAAGACTTTCTGGCGCTAAAAGATATTGTTCTTGTGGAAAACTTCTAAATAGGTACAACCCTATTGACATGTGCGGATCGTGCGAAGTAAAAAATAAAGATATAGATAAAAATAAAATTATGGAGGCGTTAGGTGTCATCTCTAACAAAATTAATAAAACCAAAAGCAAGTAGGGTTTTGGGAATTGACTCCTCAACAAACTCATTTGCATTCTGCGTTTTTGATGGTAGGCCAATAAGATGGGGCAAGGTAGACTTCTACGGAGCGACAATATATGATAAGGTCTTAGATGCTCACAAAAAATCTAAGGCCGTTAGAGACCTTGTGGAGATAGACTATATTTGTATTGAATCCGCGATAATGGTTAAGTCTCAAGATGTGGCAATTAAAATGGCAATGATTGTTGGTAGTATAGTTTCTGCATTAACTGACGATAAGAATTCAATCATTACTGTTCCTCCTTCTGCTTGGCAACCATTTATTGGAAATAAAAACTTTACCAAATTAGAGAAAGAAGATTTAAAAGTTCAGTTTCCAAACAAATCAGAAACTTGGTATAGAAGTAAGTCTAGGGATATAAGGAAGCAAAGAACTATGGATTTCTTTAACAATAAATATGGCATTAACGTAGAGGATCACGATGCTGGTGACGCTATGGGAATTGCTTATTACGCATACAATAAGTTGGTGGATAATGGCTAAACTTTATCAAAGCAAAGCGTGGCTGTCTAAGAGATACCTAATAGAAAAAAAGACTATTGAGGAGATTGCTAAAGAGGCTGGCACTAGCCATCAAACAATATATCGTTATCTAGTAGAATACGGTTTAATAAGAAACCAAAGGAGTTGGTCTAAGTGATTGAAAAAGATGTTAAAAGCATGTACGTGCAAAGTGAAATTAAAGTTAAGAAAGACCACAAGTCTTTTCCTTCTCCAAAGAATAAAACAGAAAACGCCATTGTTAATGAGTGTAATAAATTAATTAAGTTGCTAATAGATAAAAATAGAGCATATGGTAATTCAGCACTAGACCCAGTAAGAACATTTTCTAGCGCCGATAATATTGAGCAGTTGAAGGTAAGGATAGACGATAAACTTTCACGATTTCAAAGAGGTACGGAATACATGGGCGACAATGATATTGATGATCTTATGGGGTATCTTGTTCTTCTAAAAATTGCCATGAAGGGAAATTGGAAGTAATGCCATACTATACATATAATTGTACAAACTGTGAAACCAAGTTTGAAAAAAACGTTTACATGGCTAACCGCGATGAAGTACACTGTAGTACCTGTGGAACTAAGGCTAAAAGAGGAATTGATCGGCCCGGAATGGTTTGGTCGCCAACCCGCAATGGCGGCTACAGCACCTAAGTGCTATAATAGAAATGGTGATTTATGTCTAGCGTAAAAAGAAAATCAACGTCAGAGTACTCTCCCTATGATTTTAATTCAAACATTTCAGTGTTCTATGAATTAAAACATGGTGGGGATGAAATTACTGTTGGGACTCCACTTAGATTTAAATACCAACGTGGTACATATAGGTTTGTAAAGATGGTACATAATACAGAAAAAGACGCAACGTGGATAGACTGTACAGATACTGCAACTGGAGTTTATAGGTCTTTCTATGTAAAAGATCTTAAGGGCGTTGTTAAGCCAAAGAAAACTAGGAAGAAGATTAATGTCTGAATTAGAACTTGCTAATAGGTGGGAAAGAATAAATAAGGTTGTTGAATGCTTTCTCAAGGGTTCGGTTAACCCTACTCAAATAGCAAGAGAAACTGGATTTAAACGTACAGAGGTACAAGAGTATTTAAGTGAGTGGCGGTCAGTTGTACATAGCGATAAACTGATTCAAAATCGTGCTAGGGAGGCGCTTGCAGGTGCAGATAGTCACTATTCTATGCTCATATCAGAGGCGTGGAAAGTTGTTGAGGAAGCCTCACAAACACAAGCGTTGTCAAATAAGACAGCAGCATTAAAACTTATTGCAGATATTCAGCAGAAGCAAATTGATATGCTTCAAAAGGCTGGATTAATTGAGAACAATGAAATTGCCGATCAGATTATTGAAACGGAGCGTAAGCAAGAGGCGCTAGTTTCTATTCTAAAGGACGTAGTTTCTGACTGTCCCACCTGTAAGAAGGAAGTATTTTCTAGGCTCAGTGAGGTCACTGGTAAGGTTGAGGGCTACTAGTGTTTGATGACTTTATTAAAGCACTTGATGGTGACGAGTTTGAAGAGTTTCCAGTAACAATTGAAGAGTTCACCACCAGTGATAAATATTTAAGACTTCCACCGCTTTCTGAGTATCAGTATCAGTGCATCAAGGCAATGACACAGATTTATAAAAAAGAGACTTTAATAAGGCTTTTTGGTGAGCAAGAGGGAACTAAAAGGTATAAGCAAACTTGTAACGAGGTTATTCTACAATTAGGCAAGGGTTCTGGTAAGGACTACATGTCTACCGTTGCTATGTCTTACTTGGTGTACCTATTGCTATGCTTAAAAGATCCAGCAAAGTATTTTGGTAAACCACCTGGTGATGCTATTGACATCATTAACATTGCTATTAACGCAGACCAAGCAAAGAATGTTTTCTTTAAAGGCTTTAGAAGAAGAATTGAAGACTCTCCTTGGTTTGTAGGAAAATATAGCGTTACTGCACAAGCCGTAACATTTGATAAATCAGTTACTTGTCACTCAGGCCACTCCGAAAGAGAATCTTGGGAGGGATACAACGTTATCTGCGTCATTCTTGACGAAATCTCTGGCTTTAGCATGGAATCTACTTCAGGAAGCGATCAATCAAAAACCGCACAAGCAATCTATGACATGTATAGGGCTTCAGTAGACTCACGATTCCCTGACTTTGGAAAGGTTATTCTGCTTTCATTCCCACGATTCAAGGGGGACTTTATCCAACAACGATACGAGTCAGTTATCGCAGACAGAGAGATAGAAATTAAGACTCATGAGTTTAAAATTGATGACGAGTTAGATGATTCTATTCAGGAAAACAAGTTTGAGATTGAATGGCAAGAGGACAATATTTTGTCTTATCGGTTTCCAAGAATCTTTGCTTTAAGGCGAACTACTTGGGACGTTAATCCTACCAGAACAATTGAAGACTTTAAGAGATCATTTTTCACAAACCCAATTGATGGGCTTTCTCGTTTTGCATGTATGCCACCAGATGCAGTAGATGCGTTCTTTAGATCTAAGGAAAAAATAGAAACATGTTTCAGTCAGCCCTATAATGGCGTGGATGAGTTAGGAAGATTCTATGAATGGTTCCAGCCGTACGAGGATAAAGAATATTTCATGCATGTTGACTTGGCTCAGAAGCATGACCATTGTGCCGTCGCTCTAGCCCATGTTGATAGATGGGTAAGTATTAAAACATTTTTAGATCATGAAGTTGTTAGCCCTGTGGTTGTCATTGACGCTATTAGGTGGTGGACACCAACAGCAGATAAAACTGTAGACTTTTCAGAAGTAAAGCAATATATTGTAGATGTTAGATCTCGCGGATTTAATATTAAAAAGGCAACGTTTGATAGATGGAACTCACACGATATTCAGAGCGAGTTGAGAATGTCGGGAATCAATACAGAAACATTATCTGTTGCTAAAAAACATTATGATGACATGGTAATGCTTGTCGGTGAAGAAAGAATTATCGGCCCTAGAGTGCCTCTTTTAATAGACGAGTTGACGCAGTTAAGAATTATTCGTGGCAGGGTAGATCACCCTAGAAAAGGCTCCAAGGACTTGTCTGATGCAGTTTGTGGGGCTATATATAATGCTATTAGTGGCACAAGAAAAGAACCTAAAGAAGTTGAAGTACAATTTCACACATATAAGCAATTTGTTAAAGATAATAGAAGAGAAGAAATAAACAAACAAATTGAAAAAGAAAACATCATTAGGGGGCCACAAAAGAATAATGATGATTCAGACCAATATTTTGGAAGAATTGGATTGGTATAGTGGTGGAAATTACTTGGCAAGGTAAAGAAAAAATGATACTAGACCTACTGGCGCGTGATGGAGATGTCTGCTTCATTTGTAAAAAAGATTTTGGAAAAAAGGAAAAGAAAACAATAGACCATTGGATACCAATATCTAAGGGCGGCACTTGGGATCTACCTAACCTAAGACTCGCACATCGTGAATGTAATTTTTGGAAAGGAGATCGCCTTCCTTTAGAAGACGGAACAATTCCAGACAGACCACTGAAGAAAAGTTCAGTAAAGAATAATAAAAAAAAAGATAGACCATCTGTATGTACAACATGTACATCTGGAAGAAAACTAATGCACGGCCAGCAGTGTTCTTCTTGCAATTCTGGACCTAAGCCTATAAAATATCCTAGTTGGGCAAAAAGAAAAACGGTGGACTGTGATCATCAAACCTACCATTGTTTTGCATGTATACTTGGGTTCGTCAAAAGGAGCGCATGATGGATTTTGCAGATGAGATGATAGAGGCAATGATAGAGCGCGGCTATCTAGTACAAGTTGGATTTAACAACATGGGTGAGCCTCTGTATAGGCTCACGGAAAGATTTCACGCAGAACACGCCGACTTAGTTGAGGAAATAAAACTTAATGAATCCGACATTGTTTCTTCCTTATGGTTTAAAAACTTTATAGATATTAGAATTAATGAAGAAGGAACGTCATACATATACTTGACAGATAGATCAGATGATTGGTACACTTCTGATGAACTTACAGAAGAAGAAAAATCAATGATGTACATCCTCTATACGACAGGATATTTTGATGGATTTAAAGACAGACGATAGAAACGTAATAGACTTTTATAAATATTGGGACATAGAGGCAATTAAAGCCAACCTAGATACAAAGAGAAATGATTTTGTAGTGGTTGTTGAAAGAGTAAATGGTGATTTTAATTTCTCTACAATTGTGAGAAATTGTAATGCTTTTCTTGGAAAGAGAGTGGTGCGCTGTGGGATTAAAAAATGGGACAAGCGTGGAGCGGTGGGTACGAACCATTATGAGCATGTGGAATATTCCGATTCCGTTATGGACGTTCTTAATCAGTATAGGAACGATGGTTATCTTATCGTTGCCATTGATAATGTGGGAGATGCAAAGGTAGTTAATGAATATTCTTGGGTTGCTAAGTCTGTTATGGTTTTTGGTGAAGAGGGACGTGGACTATCGGATGAAGTATTAGCATTTGTGGATGATGTTGTGTACATTGAGCAATATGGATCTGTTCGTTCTCTAAATGTAGGAACCGCAAGTGGGATTATTATGTATGACTATTGTTCGAAAGTGGTATAATTCTTTTATGGCAGATAACATTCCTACAGACGCTATGGCTGGCAACGCCCGCCGTGGATTAGAACTGAGACAAAAGTATGGACGTGGCGGTACGATGGTTGGCGTAGCACGCGCAAGAGACCTTGCGAATAAAAAGAATCTTAGCGATGACACAGTTTTAAGAATGCATTCATTTTTTTCACGTCACGAAGTAGATAAACAAGGAAGAGGCTTTAACGCAGGTGAGCCTGGATATCCTTCAAATGGCCGTATTGCTTGGCTACTTTGGGGTGGAGAT